TTCTGCATGAGGCCGCGTTTCTGCCGGGTCAGAGCTTCGATTTCGGCGTCGACGAGCGAGAGTTCGGTTCGCGCACATCCCAGAACGTCAGCAATACGATCCTGCGTCGCTCGATCTGGCAAGCGCAGTGGCGATGCCAACCAATCGTCTGGAGCGATACGGCGTGCCTTTCGCTGACCACGAGCAAGGTGAACTTGCTTGGTGTAGTAGGCTGGTCGGGTCAGATACTCGATCAACCAGACCGGATTGACGCTAGAGTCGCAGTCGAAGGCTGGCAGGTCGAGCGTGGACTCGCACCGGTCAAGCTCAGGACCGACAAGGGCGAAAGCCCCATTGAGGAAGTCCAGCTTGCTCCAGATGATCTGACCTGCCGCGCGGCGATAGTAGCGGGTATTCGCGCTGCCACGACGTGGCTCGTTCTTTTCCGTCGCACCCTTTCCGTAAAGGCGTACTGAGATTTTTCGCGCGGTTGCACCGTCCGTTCCGGGAATGCGGCTTTCAGTCAGAAAGTCCCCGAAGCAGACGGGCTCGCCGCGGCGGCTGGCGCGCGCCATGAGAGTGTCCCGGAGACCGAGGAAGCGGTCTTCGTGGGCGGCGCGGAGAGCGGTAAGCTTCTCGAGCGCCGCGTCCCAAGTCCGCAGGATCTGGGCGATCTTCCGTTGTTCGGGCAGCGGGGGCACGTCGAACTTCCGTTGCTCCATCTCGCCCTTCTGCACATGAACCAAAGCAGACGCACCATGGGATGAGGCTTCGATCTTTTCGGTCTCGAACTGGAGAAGTTGGAAAAGGAAGTCGCGGTCCGTTTCGTCCGCAGGATGGACCTTCCAGGTGTGGTAGTTGAGGACCCCTGTCGGCCCTTCCCAAATGTGAGGGCCAAACGATGCGCCGCGGCTTCCTGACCACGCAAAAAGCAGTTGACCGGGCTCCACCAGGATCTTCGGGTCGAACTCTCCCGAGTAATGGTTGAATTCATCAGAACCGTTCAGGTTCTGGATCCGAATGATCGGCAGACCCTCCGTCTTCCACTCGTGAGGCTTGAAACCACGACCGTTTACAAGTTCACAGATGTCCTCAAGCCGTTTTTCTTGCCACTCGTTATGCATCTACGCCGAGCTCCTTCAGATACTCGGCCATCTTCGCCCGAACCTCGGCCAGCTCGGCCTCGATCCGCAGGATGTCCTTCTGCACGGCGGCCACGTCGATCTCCTCCTCGGGCTCGAAGGTGTCGACGTAGCGGGGGATGTTAAGGTTGAAGCCGTTCTCGGCGATCTCCTCAGGCGCCGCCCGGTGCGAATACCGCTCGACCTCGGCGCGGGTGGCGTAGGTCTCCAGCACCTTCGCCACATGCGCGTCGTCCATCACGTTCTGGGTCTTGCCCGGCGTGAACTCCTTGCTGGCGTCGATGAACAGCACGTCGCGCCGGTCCGCGTTCGCGCCGCCCTCCTCGCGGGAACGGTCAAAGATCAGGATGGCGACCGGGATCCCGGTGGTGGTGAACAGGTTGGCGGGCAGGCCAACGACGGCGTCGAGCAGGTTTTCCTCGATCAGCTGCTGGCGGATGCGCCCTTCGGCGCCGCCCCGGAACAGCACGCCATGCGGCACGATCACCGCGACCCGGCCGGACTGGCGCTTGGCGATCTCGATCATGTGAGTGATGAAGGCGTAGTCGCCCTTGGACTTGGGCGGAACGCCACGCCAGAAGCGCTTGAATTGGTCGCTGTCGGCGTCCTCGGCGCCCCACTTGTCGAGCGAGAACGGCGGATTGGCGAGCACGACGTCGAACCGCATCAGGTGGTCGCCTTCGACCAGTGCCGGGCTGTTGAGCGTGTCGCACCACTCGATGCGGGCGGCGTCCTTGGCGTGCAGGAACATGTTCATGCGGGCCAGCGCCCAGGTCGCCCCGTTCACCTCCTGCCCGTAGAGCGCGAAATTCTCGGAGCCAACCTCTTGCGATGCCTGGATCAGCAGCGAGCCGGAACCGCAGGCGGGGTCGCAGATCGTGTTGCCGGGCTGGGGCGCCGCCAGTTTGGCCAGCAGGCGCGAGACGGCCGTGGGCGTGTAGAACTCACCGGCCTTCTTCCCGGCGTCCGAGGCGAAACGCGAGATCAGGTAGATGTAGCACTCGCCAATGATGTCCTCTGTCACCCGCGACGGGCGCAGGTCGAGTGCGGGCTTGGCGAAGTCCTCAAGCATGTTCTTGAGGCGACGGTTGCGATCCTTCGGGCGGCCGAGATTGGCCTCGGAGTTGAAGTCGATGTTGCGGAAGACGCCCTCGAGCTTCGCCCGGTTCGCGTCCTCGATCTTCTCCAGCGCGATGTTGATCAGCTCGCCGATGTTCGCCTCGTTTCGCTGGGCGTAGAGGTCGTAGAAGCTGGCGCCCTCGGGCAGGATGAAACGCTCGCGCTCGAGCCGCCGGCGAATGCGGGCCTCGTCGTCGCCATACTGCTTGCGGTAGGTCTCGAGGTGGTCGTTCCAGAGGTCCGAAATATATTTCAGGAACAACATCACGAGGATGTAGTCCTTGTACTGGCCGGCATCGACGGCGCCCCGGAAGGTGTCGCAGGCCGCCCAGGCGGTCTGGTTGATCTGCTGTTGGGTAATCTGATCGGTCATCAGGCAATTTCCTTCTGGTCGGCGGCCTTCGCGGCATCGCCGAGAATGGCGCTTACGAGTTCTTCGCGGCGAGCGGCGAGTTGACGGAGCAGCTGCCCCTCCTGCCGGGCGAGGGCATTGAGTTCGACGATACGTTTCTGCGTGGGCAGGTCAGGCAGGGCGATCTCGAGGTTCTCGAGGACCGCCATGGGAATCATCCTGAGGCTTGTGCCCTGCGCTTCCGCGCCGAGCCTGCGCTGCGCGTCGGGCTGGTTAATGGCCCATGCCACGTATTCGGGGAGAACGCGGTCCCTGTCGGGGCGAACGATCACCAACGGGACAATGACCACGACGGGCTCCGGCAGCGGATCGCGAATGGCCGCTGCAGCGTTCGGTTCGCCACGCGAGCGAAAGACGACCTCGCCGCCGCGGACGAAGTATCGGTCGGACAGCTTGCCCAAGTCGTACCTCTGGAAGTCTTGTCCTGGCGCTTCGCCGTTCGTTCCGACGTCACGCAGCTGAAGCGCCGGCACGCCACCCTCCGACAGCGGATCGAGCCTGCCGCGCGCCGTGTAGCCGGAGTGAATGTCCGAGAGCTCCGCGAGTCGCATGAAAGAATCCTCTGTAAGACGATTTACAGAGATTTAGGCGAGCTCAGCTCTCGAGTCAATTCTTCGATATGCAGTTTTTACCCTACAGAGAAAAATGCAGTGTCTGATGCTGCCATGTGAGCGGGAACGGCTCCAGCACCTGTGCGAGCGTCACCTCCGGCCCTTGCTTCCCGTCCAAGATCGCGTCGACGATGTCGGGGGCGAGCAGTGTCAGGCGCAGAACGCGGGTCATGTAGGAGGGCGCGATCCCCTCGCGCCCCGCCAGATCGGCGATTGTGACGAACTCGCCCGACTCGAGCATCCGTTTCCACCGGAACGCGCGGGCCAGCGCCTTGACGAGAGTGCTGTCTGCCCGCCGCGGTTGCGTCGCGCCCTCGGGGATCTGCATCTCCTTCCGCCCGCCGCGCTTCACGACCCGGAACGGTACATGGAGCGTCACGGTCTCGGGGATTGGTGTCCCGCGGGTCATGCTGCTGCGCCCATATCGCCGGCCAGCATCTCGCGCGCGAGGCCGCCGAGACCGTCCACGCGCAGTCGGACGTCCAAGCCGTCGGTGCCGATGTCCACGCGCTCGACCAGCAGCGCAACGATGCGCGCCTTTTCGGCGGGGAAGAGTTCGTCCCACAGCGGATCGATCTGCTGCAGGGCGACCCGGGCATCCGCCTCGCTGATATCGGCGGCATCGGCACGTGCCGCCTTCCACGTTCCCGCCACGATCTCGGGTTGCCGGAACACGGTGTGCAGTTGGTCGATAACGGCGGCCTCGATCACCCCCGCTGGCACGCGGCCGACCGGACAGGCACCAGCGCCATGTTTCAGCACAGTCTGGCTGACGTAGTAACGGTACAGCCGCCCGCCCTTGCGTGTATGCGTCGGCGAGAACGCCGCGCCGTCGGGCCCGAACAGCAGCCCCTTCAGCAGCGCGGGCGTCTCGGCGCGGGTGCGCGCGGCGCGCTTGCGCGGGCTTTCCTGCAGGATGGCGTGGACGCGGTCCCACGTCTCGCGGTCGATGATCGCGTCGTGCTCTCCCGGGTAGCTCTCGCCCTTGTGGACCGCCTCTCCGATATAGGCGCGGTTGTTCAGCATCCGGTACAGGTACTTCTTGTCGATCCGGTTGCCGCGCGGCGTGCGGATGCCGCGCTTCGCGACCTCGCGGGCCAGTTCCGTGCCCGATCCGATCTCGAGGAACCGGGCGAAGATCCAGCGGAGATGCTCGGCGGCTTCTTCATCGACCACCAGCTTTCGGTTCTCGACCCGGTATCCGTAGGGCGGAACACCACCCATCCACATCCCCTTCTTGCGGCTCNCGGCGACCTTGTCGCGGATGCGCTCGGCCGTCACCTCGCGTTCGAACTGGGCGAAGGAGAGCAGAATGTTCAGCGTCAGCCGTCCCATCGACGTGGTCGTGTTGAACGACTGGGTGACGGAGACGAACGTCACCCCGTTACGGTCGAACACCTCCACCAGCTTTGCGAAGTCGGCCAGCGAGCGGCTAAGGCGGTCGATCTTGTAGACGACGACCACGTCGACGAGCCCGTCCTCGATGTCCTCCAGCAGTCGCTTCAGGCCGGCCCGTTCCAGCGTCCCACCCGAGATCCCGCCGTCGTCATACTGATCGCGGACCAGTACCCAGCCCTCGGACCGCTGGCTGGCGATGTACGCCTCACAGGCTTCGCGCTGGGCGTGGAGACTGTTGAATTCCTGCTCGAGTCCTTCTTCGGAGGACTTGCGCGTGTAGATCGCGCAGCGCTGCTTCCGGATCATTCCTGATTTCGCAGGGGCCTTTGTCATGTCCGCGCTCTCCGGTTCTTGAGGCCAAAGAACACCCAGCCATTCCAGCGCGTCCCGGTGATCGCGCGCGCGATGGCGGACAGCGACTTGTAGGGCCGCCCCTGCCATTCGAAGCCGTCCGCGGTGACGGTAACGGCATGCTCGACGCCCTGCCACTCACGGATCAGCCGGGTGCCGGCGATGGGCATGGTGTCGGCGCGGATCCGGCTCTTCTTCCGGTCGCCGCCGTCGAGTTCCTCGCCCAGCCGCTCCAGCCGCCGGATCGTCTCGGGCTTCAGCCCGCCATAGGCGAGTTCCTGGATGCGGTAGGCCAGCCGGCTTTCCAGGTAGCGGCGGTTGAACGGCGGCGGCTCGCTGTCGAACAGGTCGCGCCACTGCGCCCTCAGCTCCGGCGTCGTGGCGGTCTTCAGCGCGGCCAGGCGCGCGGGAATGGGATCGTGGGTCGTCATGTGGTTCTCCGGTGAGTTGGAGTTGCATGACGGCATCGGTCAGCCGGAGAGTGTAGGCGAATTTCTCCAGTATCGTCAGAGGGCTCGCCGCGCTCTCGGTGCCGCAGCCGGATCAGCCCGAGGGCCAGCAGGCCGCATAGCTCGGCGCGGCGCTCGGCTGGGGTCATCTGGTCCGGCGGCAGCGGGTTCGAACCCAGCCGGGGGTATGTCAGGGCGTTTCGCATGGGAGAAACGCTACCCGCGCACCCTCCAAAAACAATCGCAATCAATGACTTATGGGAGCTCTGCGTAAGCCTGCGCAGAGGATGGGAGCCGGCGGCACCTCAGTGACGGGTCGCCCGCATCACCTCTGTGTCGGTGTCGAGAGCCAGCGCCGATCTCCAGAGCGGCGTCTTCATGAACACCGCCTCTTCGATGCGATAACTGGCCGAGCCGCGGTCCTGCTGCAACAGGCCGGCCCAGCAGAGAGGACGCAGCACCTGGATGTAGAGCTGGCCCATCACCTCGTCATAGCGCGGGAACGGCCCCGTCTCGGGCTCGCCGAAGAGCACGCGGCGGAGGTAGGCGCCGGTGGAGCCGTCCTCGGTCTCGACGTTCAGCACGTTCAGGAACACGTCCCAGTTGCCGAGGATCGGCGCGTCCTCGAAGCGCGACAAGCTGGCGTGGTTGATGCGGAACAGGAAGAACGGGACGACCGTGGCGAAGATCTGGCCGGGATGGTCCGCCAGCGCCTGGCCGGCTTTGGTCAGGCGGAACTCGCCCTTGTAGTGGCGCCCAAGCTTCATCGCGATCATCAGGTCGTGCAGCACCATGAGCGGTGCGAAATCGGGCTCGTTCAGGACCTTGTTGACGGCGAAGAGGTCCGCCTCGGTGTGGCCGGGCCAGTCGAACTCGGCCGCGGCCCAGTGCACGAATACCCGCTTGAATGCCTTGGACGGCGTCAGGGGGATGCCGCCATGCTCGCCGATCCAGGCGAAGGTCTTCTCGAGGCCCCGAACCATGGGAGAGTGTGCCAGCGCGGGATCGGCGTCGTCGATCTCCCGGAGGGTGATCATGATCGCCGATCCTTGCGCGCCAGATCCGCCATGGCCTTGCTCAGCAAATGCCGCGGGATGCTGACCAGCGCGAAGCGCTTCCTGTCGGATGGTGTCTCATCATGGGGCGCCTCGATGACCAGTTCCACGTGATCCTCACTGGCGTGCAGCTCCACGGTGATGTCGGCGTCCTCGAAGTCCACTTCATGACGGCGACCGTTTGCGCCCCGGATGATTACGTGGGCCATGCTCAGATCTCCCGCGCGAACCATCGGATGCGGCCGACGATGTGTATCTCTTCGGCCGTTCTTTCGTATTCGGGATAATGCTTGTTGTCGGAGATCACGCGAACCGCTGGCGGCTCGCTGTTTGCGATGTGCTCGAGCCGCTTGGCCACGAGCCCCATGCCGTCATCGAGGACGAAGATGCCCGGCGGATTCGGGGCGCGACGCGTCATGTCCACGAGCACGGTATCGCCGTCGAGCAGCGTCGGCGCCATGCTGTCGCCTTCGACGTGCATGATGCGCAGCTGCGACGGGCTGGCCTTCAGGCTGTGCCGGATCCAGGAGCGGCGGAAGTGATAGACGCGGCCGGGCGTGTCGCCGTCCTCTGTCACGACCGCGCCGCCGCCCATTGCCGGGCGCGGGGTGGCGTGGGCGATGGCCACAAAGGCGTCGTCAGGATTGTCCAGGAAGGGGGGCTTCCCTTCCACCTCACCAATCCCATGGATCAGCCAGTCGCGGTCCACCTTCAGCACGCGGGCGACCTCGGCCAGCCGGTCGATGCCCGGGCGCGCGGAGCGGCCACGGAGGATGTCGTAGACAAAGGACCGGTTCACGCCGGCCATCTCGGCGACGTGGGCGGGACTGATGCCGAGCTGGTTGGCCCGGGCCCTCAGGCGGTCGGAAAGCGTGTGGTGCTCGGTCATGTCATCCCCACCCAACTGTGGATGAAATAGGATAAAATCGGATTGATTGAGGCTCGTCAAGCGAATAAGAACAGAAGGTAAACACCTTAGACGGGAATCGGCGTGGAGGGCAGCGAATGCACATCGACAAATTGTACTTCACGCTCCCCGAGATCCTCGAGCGGTGGCAGATCACCGAGGCCGACCTGATCTACCTCGCGGAGAACGACAAGCTCCGGCTGTCGGTGCGCGTGTTCGGCGTGCCGATCGAGTTCGGCGACATCGACGAGGACGGGCGTGGCGAGCCCTTCAAGGTGCCATGGGAGCAGAGCTACTACAGCGGCCTGCTCGATCTCCATGCCCGCGATGTGTTCCAGCTTTTTCGGTGCGGCGAGGTCCATCTCGAGAGCTTTCGAACGCCGAAGGCCGACTACGCGGAGACGTGGGGCGATACAAAGCCCGTCCTCGTCATGATCGGCGACCTCCTTCTAAGGCGGGATGAACGCGACCGTTTCGAGGTCGAGACCGGGTTCTCGCCCGGCGGACAGCCGATGGAGGAAGCCACCTTCATCCACTCGGCCGACTATCTCGAGGTTCGCTGCAACGGCTGCCGGTTCAAGCTGGGCCCGATCCAGGCGGAGGTCGTGCGCGCGCTGCACGAGGCAGCGCAGGCCGGCGCGCCTTGGCAGAACGGCAAGGCGATTCTGTCGCGCGCCGGCTCGAAGAGCCTCCGCATGGCCGACGTCTTCAAGTCGCAGAAGGACTGGCGGCATCTGATCCGCTCCGACCGGCGCGGCGGATACCGTCTGAATCTCGACTGAGCGATCACCGTCCGCCCGGTCCCTGTGGGATCGGGAGGGGGATGGGTGAGGGATGGTGGGGGATGACGGCGCCCCGCCAACGGCCAAGAGCCAGTCCTGCAAGGACCGACTGATCCCCCTCCGTATCCCCCGCCAGTCCCCACGACATCCCACACCGTAATTGCGCACTGTCTCCTCAACGACGACACGAGAGGAGACACCGATGCTGCAGAGGCATTGCCTGAACCAGAAGGAGCTGGCCCGGCGCTGGGGGATCTCCCACCGGACGCTGGAACGCTGGCGCTACAATGGCCAGGGGCCGGCCTTCCTCAAGCTCGGCGGACGCGTGCTCTACCGGCTCGCCGACATCGAAGCCTTCGAGCAGAGCCAGCTGCAGCGTGCCCTGAAAATCAGCGAGGCGGTCGCGCGCGTCGGTCATTCGCCCCGTCGGCTGACCGCGGACCCGGCGCGGGCCGCACGGGTATGCTGATGGTCGCCGCAACCCCGATCGGCGCCCGCTTGGCGACGCCGAAGCTCACCGATGTCGAGCTCTACGCCTGGATCGCACAGGCCGAGGCTGGCGCCCGGATCGAGTATCACCGCGGCTTTCTCGGGATCGACGTCACGCCGGTGATCTCGACCCTGCCGGAGCCCGAGCGCCGCCAGCTCGCCGACCTCGGTCAGGCCGCGCTGGGCGCCTTCGAGAAGGGCCTCGTCCACCTCTTGCAGGAGCGCGTGGGCCCCGACCGCTTCGCCTACATCGCCGTCGCGCGACCCAGACCCAGAGCCGCCAACGCCTCGCTCTCGGCGCTGCTCCTCGAAGAGCGCGCCGCGTGATGGCTTTGCCATTCCCTTCCAACGGAGACCCCGCCATGCCGCACCCGGAAAACACCCCCCGTTTCGACGACCTCGAAGGTCTCGCCCTCGGCGACATCGCGGCGCTGCCACCCGAGCTGCTGCTGGATCTGCAGACGACGGCGCTCGCCGAGACCGCCCGCGTGAAGCGGCTGCGGGACCGGCTCGAGGCCGGCATCGCGCAGCGCTACGAGGCCGCCGCCGCGGCCGAGCGGGCTGCACAGGGCAAGACCAGCGGCACCGTGCGCGTCGAGGACGAAAGCGTCGTCATCGTCGCGGACCTGCCGAAAAAGGTCACGTGGGATCAGGACCGGCTCGCCGCCATGGCTGAGCGCATCCGCGCCGCCGGCGACGACCCGACCGAGTATCTCGAGATCGCCTACCGCGTGTCCGAGCGGCGCTTTGGCGCCTGGCCCGCGGCGATGCGCGAGGGCTTCGCGGACGCGCGCAGCGAGACCACCGGCAAACCCGTCTTCCGGCTCGAGGCTCGAGACCGGTGACGCGCGGCGGCGGGACGCCCGCGCGGCAACGCCGGGCAGGTTCCCCTTCGGCACCCGGTCACCCCCGCCGCCGCGCACCCTGTACGCAACTCCCGGAGAACCCCATGGCCTTCCGCATCATCACCGCCGACGAACGGCTCTCGACCGCCGAGAACAAGACGTCCCTCGCCATCTTCGGCCCGCCCGGCGTCGGCAAGACGACGCTCCTGAAATCTCTGCCCGCCGAGGAAACCGTTTGCCTCGATCTCGAGGCCGGGATGAAATCGGTGCAGGACTGGCGCGGGGACTCGATCCCGGTGCGCAGCTTCACCGATTTCCGCGACCTCGCCGTGCTGATCGGCGGGCATGACCCCGCGCAGCACCCGCAGTCCTGGTACGGCGCCGAGTACCACGCCTGGCTGCAACAGCAGTATCTCGGCACCGGCATCAAGGATTTCCTTGCCCGGAAGAAGATCGTCTTCGTCGACTCGATCACCGACCTGACGCGGCAGGCCATGGCCTATGCCCGCCAGCAGCCCGAGGCCTTCTCCGAGCGGACCGGGAAGCCCGATGTCCGCGGCGCCTACGGGCTCCTGGGGCGCGAGGTGATCCAGGCGCTGAAGCATCTCCAGCACGCGCGCGGCAAGACGGTGATCTTCGTCGGCGTGCTCGAGAAGGTCACCGACGAGTTCGGCACGACGACCTGGCAGCCGCAGATGGAGGGCACGAAGGCCGGGCGCGAGTTGCCGGGGATCGTCGACCAGGTGGTCTCCATGCAGCTCTTCGGCCGCGACGCCAAGGGCGAATGGACCCTGGAGGAGACCTCCGCCGAGCGCCGCCTCGTCTGCCGCTCCGGCAACCCCTGGGGCCTTCCCGCCAAGGACCGCTCCGGTCGTCTCGATGTGACCGAGGCGCCCGATCTCGGCGCGCTGATCGCCAAGATCGACGGCCGCGCGCCCGCCCAATCCGCAATCCCTTCCTGATTCAGACGCAAAGGACAGACCCATGAGCTACGATCTCAACGACGCCCAGCCGCAGATGGCCCCCATCGGCGAGCTGATCCCCGACGGCACCTTCGCCAAGGTGCGCCTGACCGTGCGCCTCGGCGGCGTCGACGGCGCCACCCCGATGGACGCGAAGCTTCTGAAGGCCTCGCAATCGAGCGACGCGAAGATGCTGGACTGCGAGTTCACCATCCTCGAGGGGCCGCATGCCCGCCGGAAGTTCTGGCAGAGCTTCACCGTGGCGGGCGGAAAGGTCGACGAGAAGGGCCAGTCGATCGGCTGGAAGATCTCCAAGTCCACCTTTCGGGCGATGGTCGACAGCGCTCTCGGGCTCGATCCCAGAGACGAAAGTCCCGACGCCAAGGCCAAGCGGGTGCTGCCCGGGCTCAAGCATCTCGACGGCATCGTCTTCGCCGCGCGGATCATGGTGGAGCCCGCCTCCAGCCCGCAATACCGCGACCAGAACCGGATC